ACACCGTTTTTCACCAAGGCGCGCACGCAACCGCTTTCCAAGCTGCTGCAGATCGCGCGCCGCGACCTTCTGCCGCACGACCCGGATTCCCATTCCGAACGGATCGGCGCCGAGTTCAGCCGCGCCTTTTCCCTGGCGGTGTTCCTGATCGAGTCGCTCTCGTCGAAAGGGCAGCCGAAGGCCGGCGATCTGGTGCGAGCCGCGAAGCGCTGCCGCGAATGGGCGGCGTTCGAGGATTCCGTCATGGGCTGGCACGCGCTGGAACCGGTAGGCGAGCGCGAGCCGGCTCACTACGTGCCTTTCTTCCGCAACGGTTCGTGGATCTTCACGATGCCCTACGGTCTCAGCGACCGATACCCGAGCGAGGCCGTGGCGAAGCTGCACGCCGACCGCACCCGCGAGGACGACGAGGTGGCGCGGGAAACCGTCGACCGCATCCGCCAGCCCGAGGACGCCCAACAGGAGGTGGCCGCGTGAACGGCACCCATCACCTCGCCGTCCAAGGCTACAGCGACGATGCGCTCAACGGTGCGATCCGCGACCTGACCGGCCGATTCGGCGATTGGGAAAAGGGCCGGCTCGAAGCCCTGAAGACTGAACGCTCCCGCCGCGATTCGAAGCGGCGTGGAAAGGAGGCGTATCGTGGCTGATCCCATCAACGACGGCGGACCAGCATTCCCGATCGAAAACCCGCGCCAACTCGAAAACGGAGAGCTGTTCAAACAGTTCCCCGGCATGACCCTGCGCGACTGGTTCGCAGGGCGGGCGCTTACTGGAATGACGGCCAGCCCCGACTTCTACGGCGATTCATGGGATAAAATCGCAGCGCATGCCTATGACGCGGCCGACGCGATGATCGTCGCCCGTGGAAAGGAGGGCGCATGACGCTGCTGGACCGACTCAAACGCGACGCCGGCCTGGTCTTGGTCAAAGGCATGAGCGCCGTGTTCGTCGCTCCGCTGCTGGCCGGATCCGCCTGGAACTCGTTCCAGATCCACCCGGCTCTTTCCATCGTCCTCGGCATCGCGGCCGTCGCGGTGGCGCTCTTCGCCCTGGCCGAGCTGCGCGAGTGCGGCCGGCTCTTCCATCTGATCGACGCCGAGGAGCTTCGGCCGATCCACTATCCCGTTTTCCCGGCGCGCCGGCTAGCACCGCGCGCCGACATCACCAGCCCACTGCCGCGGGCGGCTGCCGGCAGATCCCACCCCTAAGGACCTACAAGCAACACCATGAGCAAATCACTTGCCAATCTCTCCCAAGAGCTGGCCGAGCCCCGCAACGGCGGGGCCATGGCTGGCGCGATCAGCGCCCGAGAAGCGCAGAATGCGCAGATCGCCATGCTGGCGGCCAAGCGCTTCCCGCGTGACGAGAAATCCGCGCTCGATCGCATCCTCAATGCCTGCTGCCGCGAATCACTGGCGGCGGTGGCGATCTACCAATATTCCCGCGGTGGGACCGACATCCAGGGCCCGTCGATTCGTCTAGCCGAGGCGATCGCTCAGCACTGGGGGAATATCGAAAGCGGATGGCGCGAGATCGACCGGTTCAAGGACGCCGCCGGCATCGGCGTGTCCGTGGTCGAGGCGTTCGCGTGGGACCTGCAAAGCAACTACCGGGTGCCGCGCGTCTTCAACGTCCGCCACTGGCGCGACACGAGGTCCGGCGGTTACGCGCTCACCGACGAACGCGACATTTACGAGCTGTGCGCCAATCAAGCTGCCCGCCGAGTTCGCGCCTGTCTGCTCTCCGTGATTCCAGGCGATGTCGTCGAGGAAGCGCAGCGCCAGTGTGACTCGACCCTCGCCGCTACCGCTGACGTCTCCCCAGAGGCTCAAAAGAAGATCCTCGATCACTTCCAGTCCAAACACGGAGTGACGCGGGATCAAATCGAAAAGCTGATTCAGCGCCGCATGGACGCGATCACGCCCGCTCAGGTGGTGAGGCTCAAAAAGATCGCCGAGTCGATCAAGGACGGCATGAGCACGCCGAGCGACTGGTTTGAGCCCGTCGAGAAGACCGCCGCCGAAGCTGCGACCCGCAGCGGTACCATCGACCCGTTCGCCGAAGCCAAGGCCGCCGGGACGGAGAAGCCGGAGGGCGCCGTCACCGTGGCCGCCGAAGACCAACCGTGGGGAGACGAAGCCACGGCCGCCGCCAGCAACACCCCCGAAACCCTGATCTAAGCGCCATGTCCACTGCAACTGCTCACCCGGACGCTCCGGCGCTCGCGATCGTCGTCAAAGCCGAGGTGCTTTCCAACAATATCGGCCCGTTCCGCGAATACATCCGCGGCATTCTCGCCGAGATCAACCGCGACCTCTCCACCGACGAGGATTTCGGTCAGGCCGAGGCCGACACCAAGGGGCTCAAGGCCGCCGAGGACGCGCTGAAATCTGCAAAGGACAAGGCGCTCTCCGACGCCGAAGCCCTGCATGCCGTGCTCACCGACCTGGACGCCACCGGCGAAGAAATCCGCGCCGTCCGCCTCGAACTCGAAAAGAAGATCACCACGGAGAAGGATCGCCGGAAAAGCGAGCTGCTCGCCGAGGCGATGGATCGACTGGAATGCGCGCCGCGACTGCGTCAGTCGGTTTACGGACGAAGCGTGGCCGAGGCCCTCAAGGGCAAGCGGACGATCGACAGCATGCGAAAGGCGCTGGACATCGTCGTCACCTGTCACAATGCGACCATCTCGAAATCCCGCGGACAGATCGAATCGTTCACCGCCGCCCACGGCGAGGCGATGGTGCCCGACCGGGAAGAACTCGAAACCCGCCAGCCGGACGCGGTCGAGATCGAGCTGCGTCGCCGCTTCGAGGCGAAGAAAGCAGAGGACGCCCGCAAGCGGCTGGAAGAGGAGGCGGCGAAAGCGCGCGCCGAAGCAGAAGCCGCCCGCCGAGAAACGGAAGCGGTGAAGAACCCGGATCCGCCGGTCGGCCCGATCGCCGCCGCGCCCGCCGCCGAAGCGCTCGAACTGACCGCGCAGCCGAGCGATCGGGAGGAATGGATCGCCTTCGAGGGGAAGGTGCGCGCCGCGCTGCGCGAGTTGAAGCCGATCCGCGAGTCGCTGATCCACCAGAAGAACATTTCGCGCGCCCAAGTGTTCGCGAACGCCCTCAACCAAGCCTGGCAAAACCGGTGAAAATCTGGCCGAACCTCCAACAAGGGTCCGAGGCATGGTTTCGCATCCGCAAGGGTCGCGTTACCGCCTCGAACGCCTCCCGCCTGCTGACCGCCACCGGAAAGGATTCGTCGCAATGGGAAGCCTACGCGATCGAGCTGTGCGCGGAATGCATCCGCCCGGACGAACTGCCCAGCTTTTCCGGCAACGCCCACACCGACCGCGGCAATGAACTCGAACCGCTGGCGCGCGAGGCATTTACCCGCGAGACCGGGTTGGCAGTCGTTACCGTCGGTTTCGTCTCAGGGCTCGGCGGTGTCGTCGGCTGCTCGCCGGATGCACTCGTCTTACGTCCCGGCCTCACCCCGGAAACGTGGCAGGACCATGCGCAATTCGACGGCGATGGCGCGGTGATCAACGGCAAGGATCTGTTCGTCGCCGGACTGGAATGCAAGGCACCGCTGGCGAAGAACCACGCGACCTACCTGCTCAACGGAGGAGTGCCGGACACCTACCGACCGCAGGTGCATTTCTCGATGTCACCAGCAGTGACCGGTCTTCCTTGGTGGTTCGCGAGCTTCTGCCCGAAAATGGCGCTTCACTTGCATCACGAAGAACCAGGTGCGTTCACCGCGAAGATGCAGGACGCGATCGAACGGTTCGTAACCTACTACGGTGCGCTCCGGGCGAAAGTCATGCCACGACTGCTCGGCACGGCTGATGGAAAGGAGGCGGCATGATCAAGCGCCCCTTGAACTCGCGATTCTCTGACGCCGTCCTCGAAGGTCGAAAGGTCACCACGATCCGCGACACCCCGTGGCCGGTCGGTAAGCCCATCATGCTCTATAATTGGAGCGGAGCGGCGTACCGATCGCCTCAAATCGACGTGGCTGCGGTCCTCGTGGTGGAAACAACCCTGATTCGCATCGGTCGTGTCGAAGGCGAAATCGGTCTCATGTGCTACCACGCCGAGCGTGGCATCCACCCCGGACGTCAGCTCTGGTCGTGCGAAGGATTTCTATCAGAGGAAGACATGGACGAGTGGTTTCGCTCGAAGTTCAAATCCGGCCAGTGGGTCGACAAACACCTGATGCGGTTCCGGCTGTTGGAAAGGGGGGAGGCGTGAGCTTCAAAATCGCGGACCTTTTCTGCGGAGCTGGCGGCACCAGCGCGGGCGCAGTCGATGCCATTGAACGGCTCGGCTATCAGGCGCAGCTCACCGCCATCAATCACTGGCCGGTCGCGGTTGCTACCCACACGGTCAACCATCCGACGGCCCGGCACCTCTGCACGTCGATCGACGACGTGAACCCGCGCAACCTCTTCGGCGAGGGCGAGCTTGATCTGCTGTGGGCGTCGCCGGAATGCACCCATCATTCCACCGCCCGGGGCGGGAAGCCTATCAACGACCAATCCCGGGCGACCGCCTGGTGTGTCGTGCGATGGGCCGAAGCTCTGCGCCCGCCGGTGATCCTCGTCGAAAACGTGCCCGAGTTCGCGTCGTGGGGGCCGATCGGCCACAACGGTCGGCCGCTGAAATCCCGCAAGGGCGAGGTGTTCCGGGCGTGGAAAGCGGCGCTCGAAGCGCTCGGCTACCGGGTTGAGCACAAGCTGCTTTGCGCGGCCGACTACGGCGACCCGACCACCCGGACGCGCCTGTTCGTCCAAGCGGTGCGCGGCCGTCGCAAGATCGTCTGGCCGTCGCCGACTCACACCCGCGGCGGGGAGTCCGACTTGCTCGGAACCCGGCGGCCTTGGGTTGCAGCCAAGGAGATCATCGACTGGACCTTGCCGACGCCCTCGATCTTCGACCGCAAGCGCCCGCTGTCCGAGAAGACGATGCGCCGGATCATGGCTGGCCTGCGGAAGTTCGGGCTGAAGAACTTCATCGTTCCGCAATTCGGCGAGCGCGAGGGCCAAGATCCCCGTGTCCACGATTTGGAGCAACCCACCCCAGCCGTGACCAGTCACGGCGCGGGAGCGCTCGTTTCGCCATACATCGTGGCTTGGGACAACCAAAGCAGCGCCAACGGCGAATGGTCGGCCGAGCAACCACTCGGCACCGTGACGACGAAAACCCGTCACGGCGTGGCTCAGCCGTTCCTTGTCGAGCTTCGGGGCACCAGCGAGCGACAGCTCGACGCCACCGCGCGCGCCGTAGATGCGCCGCTCAACGCGATTACCGCGGGCGGCGTCCATCACGGCCTCGCGCAACCCTTCCTCGTCCAGGTCGCGCACGGCAACGGCACCGATCCGAACGGAGACGCCCGCCGGGTGAAAAGCTTGGAAGAGCCGCTTGGCACCGTCTGCGGGAACCGCGGCGACATGGCGCTCATCGAGCCGCATCTGCTCCCGCAGCAAAGCGACGGTCGGCTTCGCCCGGTCAGCGAACCGACGCCGACCGTGGCAGCCGCCGGAGCGATTGCCCTGATCGAGCCGTTCCTCGTCGAATACTACGGCACAGGGAAGGCTCAGCCGGTCGACCAACCGTTGGGCACCGCGACGACCAAAGCGCGTTTCGCGCTCGCCCGGCCGACCATTGAGCTGCACGGCAAGACCTACCTGATCGACATCGGATTCCGCATGCTCCAGCCGCACGAGCTCGCCGCCGCGCAGGGTTTCCCGAAGGGCTACCAATTCACCGGTACCAAGACAGATGCCGTGAAGCAGATCGGCAATGCGGTGCCCTGCGGTCTGTCCCGAGCGCTGGTCTATGCCGCGCTGTCGCAATCGTCCGACGTGTCGGCCCTGCTCGACGTGGAAGAGGAGGCGGCAGCATGATCGCTTTTCACCTCCCCATCGTGCCGCCGAAGGCGACGAGCCAGACCAAACGGCTGGTGATGGTGGGCGGCAAGCCGCGGTTCTTTCCGAAGAAGGAACACGCGCAGGCCGAAAATGACCTCCTGTTGCTCTGCCGGCCGTTCGCGCCGGCGGAGCCGCTGGCCGGGCCGCTCACGCTGCGAGTCGACTTCGTCTTCCCCTGGCGGAAGAGCGAACCGAAGCGCCGACTCGCCCTCGGGCGGGTGCCGATGGACGCCCGGCCGGACTGCGACAACCTGGTAAAGCTGGTGGCCGACGTGCTCACGCGCCTCGGATTCTACGGCGACGACGGGCAAGTCGCGGCTCTACAGGTCACCAAGGCATGGGGTGACCGCCCCGGCATCGCGGTGGCCATTGAGCCGATGGCGGTTCCGCAGCGCTGCGAAAGTCCAGCCAGCGAGCAAATGCGGCTCGTTTGACACCGACCTATGGGCGCGGATGCCCCCGAGTGGGGGACCGCCCGTGCCCATTCCTAACAAACTCATTTTCCCTGACATTTTACCCTGCATGAACTGGATCAACCTCGAAACCTCGACCTTGGACTCGCCCGAGTTCCTCGGCGCGGAGCCGATCGAGCGTGCGACATGGCTGTGCCTGCTGCGCTACTGCGTGGGCCAGGAGAATGGCGGCCGGATTGCCGGCTGCCGCGACTGGAAGGACCGACGCTGGCAGCAGCTGGTCCGTGTGACCGCCCGCGAGATCGGTTCCGCGTGCGACCTCTGGAGCTGGGACGGCGACGACCTCGTGGTTTTCGAATACCCAACCGAGAAGGAAGCCGAAGTGAAGCAACGTCGCGAGACGGCGAAAACCAACGGCCGCAACGGCGGGCGACCGAAAAAGAACCAACCGGAATCCCACGAGAAACCGACGTCGGAAACCGAACCAAAACCCACGTCGGTTATTTCTGAAAAAGCGGAAGGAGAAGGAGAAGGAGAAGGAGAAGAGAAGGAGAAAGGAAGAGAAGTAAACTACACCCCGGACGCGACGCGATCGCATGCCATTCCCTCGCTAGCCGAGGTCAAAGCCTATGCCCGCTCCGGGCCTGTGCCGATCTCCGAAGCCTGCGCCGTGGCCTTCCACGACACGCAGGAGGCCGCCGGCTGGATCACCAAGCACGGCCACTCCATCGCCGACTGGCGGGCCGCTCTGCGCCGCTACGCAAGCCACTGGAACGAGGTCGAGAAGGGCAAGTCGACCCGGACGACCAGCCACTCCACTCGCCCGCCGCACCGCCAGGGCGAGTTTCCTGAACCCAAAATCGAACTTCCAAGCCTGTGACCCAACCCACCGACCACATGCCGGAGCTTTTCTCCGGACTCGAGGCGCTCATCGACGCGGCGCCGGAACTCCCCGATGCGGACGTGCTGACGAGCGGCCCGTCGTCGATTCCATTCCTGGCCGATACGCTGGCGGAACGCACCGGCGTGCCGAACCGCTACCGCGCCGGGTGGAAGCGCCCGGACGACGCCGAGTGGAACGATCGCTTCGCCAGGGTCGCCGCCTGCGTCCGCGCTGGCGGCATCATCGGCCTGATCGGCAACCGCGGCACTGGCAAGACCCGCCTCGCCGCCGAGGTGATGCGCGACTTCGCCCGGATCCAAGGCCGCTACGCCACCGCCATGGGCTTATTCCTCCGCATCCGCAGCACCTTCGGCAAGAAGGGCGGGGAGAGTGAATCGGACATCGTCCGCGAGCTCTCCAAGGCTCCGCTGCTGATCCTCGACGAGATCCAGGAGCGCGGCGGCACCGAGTGGGAGGACCGCTTGCTGACGCACATCCTAGACGCCCGCTACGGCGACATGCGTTCGACGCTCGTCCTCGCCAATCTCGACCGTGACGCGCTGGCCCTGCAGCTCGGCGACTCCATCAACTCACGCCTGATCGAAACCGGTGGCGTGCTCGAAATGACCGGTCCTTCCCACCGCCTCAAGCCATGAAGCGCCGCACCCATCCGAACCACCCCGACCAGCTCACGCTCTCGCTTGGTTTCATCCGGCGAATTATTTGCGCGAGTGCGGAAGCAACTCGCCAAAATGGCGAATCCACGAAAACGAAAACTCGCCAAATTGGCGAGTCAGCCGAGGCGGCCGACGAAAAAGAATCGTTCCCGCAAGCCCTTGTTAGGCAACGGAAAAGGCACGGCTACACCCAGGCCGACGCCGCCGAAATTCTCCAGATCGGCAAGCGCACGCTGGAGCGTTGGGAAGCGGGAGAAATTGAGCCCAGCAAGGCCGTGCAATTGGGGGCGCTCGTCGCGCTGCGCACGTCGAAGATCGCTCCCGGCAAGGCCAAGCTCGACGAGGTGAAGAAGGCCCATCACCTCGATTGGGAGCAGGGGAAGGGCTGGAGGCTTCGCGTCACCGTCGACGTCGGCAAGAAGGTCGTCGGCAAGCGGATCAGCCTGCGCCTGGGCACCTACGTGCTCGAGGAAGCGATGCAGCGGAAGCGGGTGATTCTCGCGTTGCTCACGAAGCTGGGTCTCACGGTGCGGAAGCGGGTGCAGAAGCCATCTTCGCAGCGACACTGATAGGCAAATATGCGATGGCCGGCTCGTCAGAGGCGAGATCGTCCAGGTCGATCCAACCGTTCTTCCGGTAAAAGTTACGGTTAATGGTTTCCTCTTCGGTCCCAAAGAATTGGATGCAGGCAAGACCAATTGCTGCTCCACGTGTAAGCGCTGTCTCGGCGAAAGCGGTAAGACCTAGTGTGCCGTATCCAGAATGACGTTCTTCCTCCTCAATGTAGATCGAATCGAGGAACGCGATAGGCCAGGCCGATGATGCTGGAATTCGCTTGAGTAGATAATCGTCTGAAGCGCCCAAAGCGCTGAACTCGAATAGCTTTTCTTTCGACTCACAGAAAAAGGCTGTCCAATTGCCCACCTGTTTCCCGTCCTTGTTGTGGATGAAGCCGCTGAATTCCTCATCAGGCGGGCCATTGAATCTGCCTGAAAGAATATCGACATCTATTTGCATGGGATGATGCTTAGTGGTTTCTGGTTGGTTCGCCGGAAATTATTTAACCGAAACTAATTAAATTATCAAGTATATGAACTTTTTCTGAGGATGCCCTCTTGATTGCGTTTGCGTATTGGGGACCACGAACACCGCTGGCGGCTCTGGCAGGGTTGCGGGTTGACTGTTCTTGTGAACAGTCAACCCGAGCGGCAACCGCTCCCGATCCATTGCAGCTACAAGGAATTGCGCGACCCGGCCGCGCTGGTTCCGCACCCGCGAAACCCGAACCATCACCCGGCGAAGCAGATCGAGCTGCTGGCCCGGATCATCCGGCACCAAGGCTGGCGCAATCCCATCGTTGTCTCCGCGCGTAGCGGCTTCGTGGTCGCCGGCCACGGGCGGCTCGCCGCGGCGCTCCAGCTTGGCGCGGCCGAAGTGCCGGTCGACGTGCAGGACTTCGCCACCGAGGCGGACGAATGGGCGCACCTCGTCGCTGACAACCGCATCGCCGAACTGGCGGACCTGAACCAGGTTGGGCTCGAGGACTTGCTGCGCGACCTCGGCGAGGTGGAAGACTTCGATCTCACCCTGACCGGCTTCGACGACGAGGCGCTCGCCGAGTTGCTCGATGGGGAGGAGCCGACTGGCGAGGCCGATGAGGCCGCGCCCAAAGGGCGAGGGCTGGTGGGAGACTTCGGGGCGGCGCCATTCTCCGTCTTTGATGCCCGGAGCGGCCCTTGGCAGGAGCGGAAGCGGGCGTGGGTGGAATCCGGCATCGCCAGCCATGCAGGGCGGGCCGACGAGCTGGCATTCGCAACGTCCTCGCAACCTCAGGAGGTGTATGAGCGGAAAGCCGAGGTGGAAGCTGCCTCAGGGCGAAAGCTGAGCTGGAAGGAATTCGCCGAGCGCTTTCCCGAGGCGATGCAGCAGAAGGGGACGAGCATCTTCGATCCCGTGTTGGCGGAGCTGGCACTGCGTTGGTGGTGTCCGGCCGGCGGAAGAGTGCTCGATCCTTTCGCCGGCGGTAGCGTCCGCGGTCTGGTCGCGGCCAAGCTGGGGATGCACTACACCGGGATCGACCTGCGGCCGGAACAGGTGCAGGCGAACGAACAGCAGGCGGCCAGCTTCGGGCCGGTGCCCGGGGCGGCGCGCTGGATCAACGGGGACAGCCGGGAGCTACCCGGCCTGATCGGAGAGGCGGAGCCGTTCGACTTCATCCTGAGCTGCCCTCCATACTTCGACCTGGAGGTTTACAGCGACCGGCCGGAGGACCTGAGCGCCGCCGGCAACTACACGGATTTCCTCGAAGCGTACCGCGAGATCATCGGGCATGCATGCGCCCGGCTCGCTCCGAACGCCTTCGCCTGCTGGGTGATCGGCGATGTGCGGGACGCCCGAGGGTGGTTCCACGGTATCACCGGTGACACCGTGCGCGCTTTCGAGGATGCCGGGATGCGGCTCTACAACGACGCGATTCTGCTGACGCCGGCAGGCTCGCTGCCGATGCGGGCGCGTGGTCAGTTCGAGAAGTCGCGGAAACTCGGGAAGACGCACCAGTATGTGCTGATCTTCGGAAAAGGAGATCCTGCCAAGGTGGCGGCGCGGTGTTCGTTGGCGGTGCTGCCGCCGGAAGGAGGGGAGTGACCATGGCCACGAGGGGAAGGCCGGCCAAGGAGCTGGATCTGGCCGAGGTGGAGAAGCTCGGCATGCTGGGAGCCACGGCGACCGAAATGGCGTCGTGGTTCGGCTGCGGGCTGCGCACGATCGAACGCCGGATGGGCAAGGAGGACGGCGAATTTCGGCGGGCCTATGAAAAGGGCTTCGGCCGGCTAAAAATTTCCCTTCGCCGCCAGCAGATTGAGGCAGCGAAGGGAGGAAACGTGACGATGCTGATTTGGCTCGGAAAGCAGCTCCTCGATCAGTCCGACAAGCGCGAGGTGAAGGAAGATTCGACCGTCACGGAGAAGACGGCTCGCCTGGCTCTGACGCCGGAGGATGAGGCGTTTTTGAAGCGGAAAAGCCAAGTGTCGGCTGTCATAGAAATGTGATTGGATGCGCCAATAATTGTAGTGAGTGAATGCTCAAGCGTTCAGCAGGGTCTGCCGAATATTTTGTCCTTTATGACTCTATTTTTTTGGCATGGGAAACCATTGGATGTTTACTGGTGCTCCCAATCGAGCGTTGGTCATGTATCCTGCTGTCCGATTGATCTCTTTGGTAGTGTTCGGTTCAATGGATCCCGCTTGGTTCACGTTGATGGTTTTGGTCTCGCCGTAAGAATCGTAAATTACCTGATACGTGATTTGGAAATTGTAGGGAATGTTTTCTTTGTTTGATGCGGTTACAATCACGGCACTGCCTAGAACCTGGACTTGATGTGTGGGTTCGGAATGTGCGGATCCAGCCAGTGCCAGCGCGATAGAGGAGGAGAGTAATAGTGTTTTCATGAGTGAATGGGTTTGAATTTATTAGTATGAGCCGCGTCCATTACAGCCTCGGCAGTTTCCTGATCCATTGCATGCGCCGCATGGTGCCCCATCTTTAGAGCCGGATCCGCCACAATTGTGGCATTTTCCGGTCCCGTTGCAACTGTTGCAAATTGCGGCTGTGTCGTGATCATGAATGGATAATGGGGCTGCGTTGATGATGAGTGTTCCGCAAGCAATAGTTGCTGATATCGATTTGAGTAGTGCTTTCATGGCGTTGTTTAGTATTTCACATTTAGTTAGATGTGTTCAACTTTAAAATGAGCGCGTGATTGTTGATTGTTTGTTTTTATTTAGTTTTCAAATAGGGGACCACAGCTATCCCTCGCCAGTGCCTCGCGCGCGCGAAACATCGGAGGGATGAAACGTCCCCCGTCCGGCGACAACTACCCGAAGCCAGAGAAGCCTGCCAAAAATCGGGCACGAAAGGCCGCGGCGAGTCGAGGAACCAAGGGCAAGGGGGAGGGGAAGAAAGCAGGAGGTCGGCCCGGAAGCTCTAGGAAGGGCAAGGGAACGCCAGGACGGCCGAGCAAGCGCACGCCTGAGGTTGAGCGCCGCATCATCGAAGGGCTGTCGAAGGGCACGCCGCTGACGATCCTGTGCGAACCCGACGACATGCCGAGCGACGACTCGGTGAGGAATTGGATGGATTCCGACCCGGCGTTTTCTCGTGCCATCGCGCGCGCAAGGGAGGCCGGATTCGACCGGATCGCCCTCGAAGCGCTGGAGATCGCCGACAACGTCGGGAACGAGCACAAGGACACGATCGAGACGAAGTTCGGCGAGATCCCCAACAAGGAGTGGGTGATGCGTTCCAAGCTGCGGGTCGAGACGCGGCTGAAGCTCCTGGCAAAGTGGGACCCGAAGCGCTACGGCGAGAAACTGGCTCAGGAGATCAGCGGCCCCGATGGCGGTCCGATCCAGACGCAGGGCGAATACCAGGTCACGCCCGAGGATGAGGAGGTGATCAAGCGCATCGCGGAGACCCGGGCGAAGCTCCAGCAGCCGGCGGCAGAGGAGGGCGCGTGAGAACCCAGCGCACCATCCTGTCGCCGTCGGAGTTCTCCTACTTCCAGCTCGGGCAGAAGAGCCTCTATGACTGGCAGATCGAGTGCCTGGAGGCCATCGGCCTGCAGGAGTTCGGCGGACCGCCGGCAGCGATTGCCGCGGCGAACGGCTCGGGCAAGACGGCCAAGGTGGTCGCCTCGGCCGTGCTGTGGTTCCTGAGCCGGTTCCCGCGCGGGCAGGTCGTCGTCACGTCCGGTTCGTTCCGCCAGGTGGAGAAGCAGCTTTGGCCGGCGCTGCGCGTCCATCAGCGCCGGTTCCCTGCGTGGAACTTCCTGATGACCGAGCTGAAGACGCCGGAGGGCGGGTTCGCGCTCGGTTTCTCGACCGACGATCCCGGCCGCGCCGAAGGCTGGCACCCGAAGATCAACCGCGAGACCGATCCGGTGTTCATCATCGTCGACGAAGCGAAGACGGTGCCGGATGCCGTGTTCGAGGCGTTCGACCGATGCACGCGTGTCTTCCAGCTGTGGGTCTCCTCGCCTGGCAAGCCGTGGGGGCAGTTCTACGACGCCTTCCACGCCAACCGGAAGTTCTACTGGACCCGCAAGGTGGCGTCCATCGAGTGCCCGCACATCGACCCGGCGAAGCGCGCGCGTGACCTGGAGAAATACGGGCCGGATCACCCGGTTTACCGCTCGATGCACGACGCGGAGTTCACCGAGGATGCCGAGCGCCTGATTCTGGCGCCGGACCGGCTCACCAAGGCGCTGGACGGCCAGCCCCAGCCCAACGAGAACGGGGAAGTGGTCGCGTTCTGCGACTTCGCCGCCGGGCGCGACGAGAACGTGCTGGCGATCCGCCGCGGCAACGTGGCCAAGATCGCGAAGGCGTGGGTCGAGAAAAACACCATGCAGGCCGCGCGGGAGTTCGTGCACCTGTTCAAGGTGAACGGCCTGCACCCGGGGCAGGTGTGGGGCGATGCGGACGGCCTCGGCACCGTGATGATCGACGCCATTGAGGAGCTTGGGTTCCACATCATGCGCTTCCACGGCGGGCAGGCGGCGAGCGACCCGGACGAATACGCCAACCTGATCGGCGAGGTGTGGCACGTCGGTGCCCGCGAGATCGAGCGCGGCCGGATCTGCCTCGGCCAGCTCGACCCCGAGACGTTCAAGCAGCTCACGACCCGCAAGAGCGAGTGGAGCGAGAACGGCAAGCTGCGTGCGGAATCGAAGGACAAGATGCGCGCCGAAGGCCGTCACTCGCCCGACCGTGGCGACGGGATTCTGGGCTGCATCGTGTGCGGTTCCCGTCTCAGCGGGGCCGTGACTGCCCAAGCGGCGGAGGCAAGCAGCGTGATCGCTTCACCCTTCGCTACCGGGCATGTCGGTGGATGGTAACAGCCACGCCTTGATTTTAGCGCCTTGGGAGTCGCTCTCCTGTGCTGACTTTGGCGGAACCGTGAATCCTTTTACCGGTCTAAGCTCACCGTCTGAGGCACAGCCATGTCTAAAGATTAAACTTATTGCGGCTTGGCTGCCTTGAAATCCGGCGATTAGGTATAGGATGGGATTGCCTAAAACGCTCCCTAACGCTTGGGCAAAGTCTTCCTCCGTTTCGATCAAGGCTAGGTGATTTATTTGATCGGATGTGAGGACCTTCTGACCATTGCCGATCAGCTGCTTGAATATGGAAGTTCCATAGTTGCTAAACCACAAATCGGGGAGAAAATCGGAATAATCGATTTGGACGGCAACCGTAGAGTGCTGGACACGCGGATCAACGCTTACGTGGAATTTGCCTTCCCACATGGGAAAGAGGGAAGTCGGTAGGGCGGACATATTATCTGCATATTAGTGGGGACCACTCGCTTGCGTCGATCCGAAACGTGACGCGCCGCACCGTGGCGGCGTCATGAAAACGACCGTCCTTGGAGTCCTCACCATCGTCGTGGCCGTCGCCAATGCGGCCATCTCCTTCCTCAAAACCGGCACCTTCGACTTCGCCAGCGCGGCCACGGCCGTGACGGCGGGCTACGGGCTGATCAAGGCGCACGACGCCGCGCCGCCGGCCAGCGGCGGTGCCACACAGTGCGCGCCGCTGGCCTGCCTTGCAGCCCTTGGCATCGCTGTGCTTGGCCTGACCTCCTGCGGGGTGGTCGAGACCAAGCCGGACGGAACCAAGATCGAGAAGAAGCCGGACAACACGACCATCGGCCTTGTCGTCGGCGTAGGCTTGAAGGTGCTGGAGTTGTTACACCCCGAACCGGCCGCGCCCGTTGTTCTGCCCACGAAGTGACCCAATTTGGACCCCATCCTTCACACCGATGAGGTCGCAGGTTCGAACCCTGCCCTTTGCAAACCACAACCGTCATGCAGACCGACACGATCAAATGGGGCGAGACCTACGACCTGGCCGTTCAGGCCAAGGATGCGGACGGGAACGCCCTCGATCTGACCGGCTGGCTGGCGGCGGTTCGCTTTGTCAGTGCCCGGGTGGGCGGCGGCGCCGTCGCTGAGCCGGAAATGACCATCGCGGGCGACACCGCGAGCTGCTCGATCGACACCGGCGCGGAGGGCTGGGCACCCGGCCCTTACCGCTATGACGTCCGCTTCACCGACCCTGACGGCAACGACTACTGGAGCGAGCCCGTGAAGCTCATCCTGCAAAACCGCGACACCCCGGCATCGGCATGATTTCGACCATCGTCATCACCGCCACGCGGCAGCAGCAGATAGCCTCGCTGGTCATCAATCGGGGTCCTGCCGGGCCTGCTGGAATCGATGGCCACGACGGTGCTCCTGGTGCTCCTGGTGCTCCTGGTGCGGCAGGCGTCGTGCCCGCCACCGCCCGCATTTTCGCCACCGTGGTATCCCCTCAAACGTCTGGCACCGGGGCCACGGCGGCGTCCACGGCCGGTTGCTTCAAGGTTGTCAGCGGCTCATCGGCGAGTGGTTACGCCTATCTGCTGATGGGCAACATCGGGATGAATCAGGACGGTGGCTCGTCCCAGGTGGACGCGAACACCAAGTATGACATCACTTTCTCCGCGTGGTGCTCGGTGCCGGCAGGTGGCCGTGCATTGTTCCGGGTCGGTGGCGCGGCGAACGTGGCGGTGGGCGCGAACGCGTTCACGCAGACCGGGTGGGGGATCGAGTTCGCATTCGACAGCGGAAGCAGCTTCAAGGTCCGGCTCGTGGCCTTCGTGTCCGGCGTCTACTACACGTCCGGTTGGCTTGCCGTCGGCTACCTGTTTTACCTGTTCCACTACCGTCTGAGGAAGGACTCAAACGGCGTGAGCCTGTTTGTCTCAAACTTCAACTCCGCGTTCCCTGCCACCCCTCAGCTCACCCTTTCCGCAGTGCCGAGTGGCAGTGTGTCCAGCTATCCGAGCATTCAAGTGGCGAACGCTAGCAGCGGGCAGTCCGCCGCCACGCTCACCGTGGTGCAGGATGTGATCGTCCAACCGTTCTGACCGCATGCTTTACGTCATCAAGCACCCGGACCCCTTCACGCTGGCAAGTTGTTTTCCGGGTGAAGGCACCCCGCCGCCCGGCGCGGAGGAAATGACTCAAGAGGCGTTCGAGTCGTGGCGGGACGCCGAACTCGCGGCCGGGTGGGAGCCTGAGCCGATGCCAGTAGCCGTGGCGGTCGATACGATTTCCGCCGGTGTAACGAAGTTGACGATCATGCGCCGGCTCTCCGCGCTGGGCAAATGGACTACCTTCAAGGCGCTCCTCGCGAGCCTGCCGGAGGAAGTTCAGGACGCCTGGTCTCTCGCTCAGGAGATCCGACCGGACGATCCGCTGTTCCTCGCCAACGCCGCCGCGCTCAAGGCGCTGCTTGGTCTGAGCGACGACCAGTTCACGGCATTGCTCATGCCATGACCATCCTCGGTCACCTCCTGCATCTGATCCGATTTCTCACCACTCCCTCACGCCATGACCGCCGAAACGCTCAAGCTCCAGACCGAACTGAAGAAGGCAGGATACGACCCCGGGCCGCTTGACGGCATCATGGGGCCGAAGACTCGCCGGGCGATGGCCGCCCGTGATGCGGCGGAGAGGCATGGTGCTGGCGAATCGCTGTCAGCACGGATCGTTCGGGTGGCGCGCGAACAGCTCAAGGCGGGCGTGTTCGAGACATCGACGAACCGCGGGCCGGGCATCGACAAGCTCTGGAGCGCCACGACCTACCCGGATGGCGCGTTCGATCGCCAACCGTGGTGCGCCGCGTTCGTCTGCTGGTGCGTGCGCGAGGCGATCGGCGGGCAGCCGGTGCCGTTCCAGCGTCCGACCACGCCGGCGGCGTTCGGCTTTGACGAGTGGGCACGCAACAATGAAGGCAAGGGCGTGGAATACCGCGTCGAGAAGTCGACCGCGCGTGCCGGTGACATCGTGGTCTTCCAGTTCAAGACCGGCGGACACATCGGCATCGTCATCGGCCGCGACGATGACGGCAACCTGCTCACCATCGAGGGCAACACCAACGCCGCGGGCTCGCGCGAAGGCGGGGCGGTGCTGGCCAAGGTGCGCCCGCTTTCCTCCGTCCGCTCGATCCACCGCATCACCGCCTGAAATCCATGATCGAACTCCCTGTCGGCTGGCTACTCGGCATCATCGGCACTCTCGGCGGCGTGATCGCGACGCTGGCCCTCACGATCTGGCATTCGCTCAATTCGCGGCTGACGGCTCAGGACAAGATCATCGAGGGCCTGCGCGGCGACGTGGAGCGGATGAGCAAAGGCTGTGGCGCGGCGGGCTGCCACTGGAAACACCGGTGACAACCCGCCGGTGAGTTCAATGCTTGCACTTACCGCAGGAACCGCCCGCGTTGCAGTGCTTGCAGCTGTGGCAGTTCTTGCAGGCGGTGCAGCCGTCGTCACCGGAACAGGTGGCGCCCATGGCGGAGGTGAGACCGAAGGCACCAAGGGCAGCGAGTAGGAGGATCTTTTTCATAGGGGGTATCCCATCTAACGAATTGGCTGCGGTCGGGCAAGGGGATAGCTCTTGTGAGTGCTTGTCCGCCTGATGGCCCTTTTTTTGCTGTTTCTCTCCGCCTTCGCGTTCGCTGCGGGCGAAACGGAGATTCTCGCCCCCTTGGTGTCGCCGCAGAAGGTGGACGCACTCGACGGTTCACGGGCTGCCAACCCGCGGTTGCGGAAGATCGCCTACTGGCTGGAGACGGCCCGGCGAGACGGTCAAGACGCGGCGGCCGTGATCGACCAGGCCCAGCGGAAGGCGGGCTACGCCGGCACTGCGCGGGCGGAGGTGGAGAAGGCGGCGCTGCTGCGCAACCTGACGATTCTGGAGCGCCTCGGCTGCCTGACGGACGAGGGGATGGCGAAGCTGCGGAAAGGGAACGCGCCGACGATCACGCGAGGGCCGTATGCCGGCGACATCGTCGAGGTGGACCACATCCTGCCGCGCGCCGTGGTGCCGGAACTCGACTGCAAGCTCTACAACCTGGAGTTCATGCCGGCCCGGATGAACCGGGAGAAGTCCGCGAAGATCGGCCAGCGGCAGATCGCGCTGGCGAGGCAGTGGGCGGCGCAGGGGCTGCTGTCGCGGGAAGGAGAGCGGGGAGTGAACAGGGACGGGGACCACTGAGCCACGACGACAGCCCGGCTTGCACCGTGCCACTGTGCGGCCATGCAGCTCGGGTGCAATAATGGCAGTTTCGCGCTTCCGCCGAAGCGGGAGTCCCATGAGGTGAAGACGGTTGAAGCGGCGGCCGCGCCGAATCCGTCCCGTCTCACCGACGGCATCGTCGTCACCAAGGCGCAGGACCGGCTGCTGGAGCTGATCGAGCGCGAGCAGTTACCGGGCGACGTCCGCCACACGCTGGCCGGGGCGCTTTCCGGTGACCTGCGGCGCCAGCAGTTCCTTTTTCAAGCCATGGTCGACACGTGGCCCCGGCTGCAAAAGGCACTTTCCGAAGTGAAACGAGCCGTGCGCAAGGCTCCGTGGCAGGTGCAGGCGTGGCGCGAGCGCGGGCGAAAGCCGAAGCCGGCGGACGAGAAACTAGCGCGCGAGATCGAAGGCCCGATCTGGTCGATGAAGCCGGACGCCGCCCGACACGAGAAGGGATTCGAGGGCATGGTCGAAGAGCTGGCGATGGGCTATTTCTTCGGCCACCACGTGCTTGAGGTCCGCTGGCTGCGCGATGCCCGCGGCTACCGGCCGAGGGCGGCGAAGGTCGTGCCGCCCCGGTTCTACGGCTACCCATATCAGGGGCATGAAGAGGATCGGTTGATGTTCGACCAGAACGGCGGCACCGGGGCCGAGAACTACGTCGATTTCCCGGAGCATCGGTTCCTGCTCGCGATCAACGGCGGGCATCCGGGCCACGCGGCCGTGGCGGCTCCGTTGCGGGCGCTGGCGACCTACTGGCTCGCGGCCGTCTACGGCCTCAAATGGCTGACGCAGTTTGCCCAGGTGTGCGGCGTGCCGTTCCGTTGGGCCGAATACGCCACCGGCGACGAGCTGTCGAAGAAGGCGGTGTGCGACATGCTCGCGAACATCGGCTCGGCGGGCTGGGGCGCGTTCCCGGCCGGGACCAAGATCAACTTCGTCGACGCCGGCAAGGGCGCGAACACGGTCGCGCAGAAGGTGCTGATCGACCTCGCCGACGAGCAGTGCGACATCTTCATCCTCGGCCAGACGCTGACGAGCTCGGCGGGCGACAAGGGCAGCCAGGCGCTCGGCAAGGTGCATGAGGGCGTCCGTCAGGATGTGATCGAGGGCGTTTGTGATTTTGTCGGCGAGATCCTGACCCACCAGCTGGTGCCGTCGATTTACTCGCTCAACTACGGCGAGAGCCGCGACGAGCTGCCCGGCGTGTGGGCGGTGTGGCCGGAGCAGAAGGACCTCAAGGCCGAAGCAGAGCGCTTTTCCACGCTCAAGGGCCTCGGCATTCCGATCCGCAAGGAGGAGGGCTACGAGGCGCTGGGCCTCCAGATCCCTGCCGACGGCGACGAGCTGCTGTTCGAGCCGCTGGCGGCGACGCCAGACGAGCAGCCGAAGCCGGGCGAACCTCCGGCCAAGGATGGCGGCAAGAAGCCGGTCGAGGCGTCCGACGCCGGCGAATGGCACGCGTTCCACTCGAAATCCGGCACGCTTGGCATCCCGCGCCGGGAAATGCCGCAGATCAAGAGCGGCGACCGCGCGGCGATGGTGCAGTTCCTCCGCGCCCGCGGCATTGAGAGCCGCGAGGAGTTGGTGGACGCGGCCACGCTGAAGCCCACGCAGACCGAATACGCGCCGGGCAAGGTCGCGGCGGCGAAATCCTTCACCGGCGGCGATCGCGCCATTCTCGTTTCGGAAGACAACCACGTCGTCGACGGCCACCACCAATGGCTTGCCGCCTCTGATGAAGGGAAACCCATCCGCGTGATACGCCTGATGGCTCCGATCGCGCGGGTGCTGATGATGGTTCACCGCATGCCGAGCACGACGGTTCAGGCGTCGATCCGCGAGGATCTGGCGGGCGCCGGGGAGCCTGATCCTCAGGTGTTGTTCGACACCATGGAAGACGCCCTAAAGAAGGGCAAGCTGCTCGACTGGAAGACGCTCGCGGTCCTGATGGCCGCGGGTTTCGTCGAGGGGGCGGGCGAGGCGAAAGGAGGCGAGTGATGGCCTACGGCTACAGCGACGCCTTCGCCGAGCTGGCGCGAAAGCGCAATGTGCCGTCGGATCTTCTGTCGGCCGATTGGGCGACCGTCGACGGCTGGCTCAAGGAGCGGGCGTTCTTCATGTCCGGCGTGAAAGATGCCGAGATCCTGCAACAGTTCCGCCGCGAGGCCGAACGGGTCGCCCGCGGTGAAAGCGGCGGCACCGAGGCCATGAACCGGCTCTGGCTGTTCCTCGAGCGCGTCGGCTACCAGCCGCCGCCCGGGCAGGCGGGGACGATCAAGGATCTCAGCACCTGGAAGCGCATGAGCGTGGTGCTCGATACCAACGTCGCCATGGCGCGCGGCTACGGCATGTGGGCTCGCGCGCAGAGTTCGCTGCGGGCGTTTCCGGCCTGGCGGTTGACCCGCATCGCGGCGCGCAAGAAGCCGCGCGATTGGGACGCCCGGTGGGCGAAGGCCTACGCGCTCACCTCTTCGGTGCCGGGGGCCTTGCTGGAGCCGAAGGTGGCGCTGATCAACCACCCGATCTGGATGGCGCTGTCGGTGTTCGGCAACCCGTATCCGCCCTACGACTGGAACAGCGGTATGGGGGTGGTGCCGGTGAAACGCAGCGAGTCGAAGGCGCTTGGGCTGCTGGACGATCCGCGAACGCGACCGATGTGGGAAAGCAGCTTGCTCAAGTCGCCCAACGCCACCACCCAGCTCACGCCGGACGTTTCCGACCGGGTGTTGCGCGAGGCGCTGGCTGAACGGCTCAAGGGCATCGCCGAGTGGCAGGGCGACACGCTCGTCATGACCGACCCGAACGGCACCCGGCCCTACACGGCGCAGGGCTTGGCCGAGCTGTGGCGGCGTGGCCTGCCCGACGGTCTGGAGCCCAGGCAGCTGGAGGCGTTCCTCGAGTGGGTGCGCGACAGCAGCCAGTTCCGCTCCGATCCGGCGCTGTTGCCCGGAACCGATCGCTGGAACGACTTCTTGCGCTTCATCGACCGGCTGGAGAACGAGCGGCCGACGGAAACCCTGTGGCGCGGCATGACGATGACCCAGCAGAACCTCGACCGCTTCCTCGATGCCATCGCGGACGGCTACACGGTGCGCCCGGTTTCGCCGGCGGAAAGCTGGAGCACGAACCTCGCTGCGGTGCAGAACTACGCCAAGTGGGACGATCCGAAGAAGTGGTCGGTGGTGCTCACGGTGCAGAATCCCGCGGGCGCGAAGGACATCACTCCGCTGGTGCGCGAGTTCGAGAGCGAGATTGGCAAGCAGAAGGTCCCCAGCGTGTCGGTGGATGCCGAGTGGCTCTATCGGACCGGGGCTCGATTCCGCGTGGTGAAGACCGATGAGAACCGCGAGGCGCGCCAGGTCACGATCACCTTGGAGGAACTGCCATGAATCAGCCGCCCTTGTGCTTCCGGCGGAACTTCTCCGCTTCCTCGGCTTCCGGCATCCACGTGTGCATGCCTCCGAAGGGGCTGTGCCGGTTGCGCTTCCGGCTCCGCTTCTCGTCCGGCATCGCCTCGGCCTCCCGCAATTCGGGCGGCGGCTGATGCAGCGGACGCTTCGCTTTCACGCCATCACTCTAACCATGCTGCACCTCACCATCAACTTCGAAGACACCGCGGCCAAGGCGACCTTGGGCGCGATCGAGCAGGCGTTGCAGGATCGCGCCGGACTGCATGCGTCGATGGCGCAGGCGGTCGAGATCGAGGTGAAGGGGAACCTCCAGGCGAAGTACGTGCCGCGGAACAAGCGCGGCGACTTCTGGAAGCGGGTGCACGACAGCGTCGAGGTGCGCTCGTCGTCGTCCGAGGCGGTGGTCGCGCTGGTCGAGGCGGGCATCGCCCTGCGTTACTACGGCGGCGAGGTCTACCCGGGGAAGAACCCGGCGGCGAGCGGTCCGAACAAGGGCCAACCGACCCGCGCACTCGCCATTCCGAGCGACCAGGTGCCGGTGGCGAACGGCCGGCAGCTCTCGCCCGGCCGGATGGGTCTGCTCGCGTTCCTTCGTTCCAAGACAGCCGGCGACACGATTGGCGTGCTGGTGGAGGGGGAGGCGAAAGTGATCCAGCGCGGATCGCGCAAGGGCCAGAGCCGTGTCGTGGCGAAGCCGGGGGGCTCGTTGTTGTTCACCCTGCGGCGGGTGACGCGCCACACCGGGGATCCGGGAATTCTGCCGGAGGAGGCGCGCCTGCTTACCGCGGCGAGCGAGGCGGCGGAGGAATACCTCGACAGCTTCGAAGAGTAGCCGGGGACCACTCCCGCGCGTGGTCTGATCGCGCCGGCGCCGGTTTCCTCGGGGAATGGCCCGCTTGATTTCCGCCCTTGGCAACCCGCTCGATGCGTCTGCGATTCCGGACGAGATCGTTTACATCCCGGAGGGGAAGCACCGCATCACCCCGAAGGTGGACGGCAAGGCTCAGACGATCTTCGTCAAGGTGACGCCGGAGAACGGCGCGACGGTCGCGGCCTCGCTCCAGTCCGACCTGGAAAAGCGGATGGCCGACAACGTGCGGCCGATCATCGATTTCGACCACTCGAACACCGGCCCGGCCGCGGCGCTGCCAACGGCGTTCCGCTACGAGGCTGGGAAGGGGATCATGTGCGCGCTGGACTGGACGGATTCCGGCCGCCGTGCAGTGGAGGGCCGCGATTTCTCCTACTTCTCCCCGACCTTCCTGATTGGCGACGACGGCACGCCCGCCGGCCTGCCCGAGCGGGGACCACTCGGCGCGTTGGTCAACAATCCCGCGTTCCGGGAAATTCCCCGTATCGCGGCGGCCGATGCGTCTGCCGACATCGAACATCAAGACCCCACTCCCATGTCGAAACTCGTATTCGCCGCCCTCGGCATCGACCCGGCTCATTCCGACGCCGAAACCTCCGCCGTCCAGAAGATCGAGGCCAGCGCCGGCCGGATCAAGGAGCTGGAAGCCAGCATCGCCGACCTGACCAAGGAACGCGACAAGCTCAAGGCCGACTCCGAGAAGCAGAAGGCGGAAGCCGCCGACGCCCGCAAGGAGCGCGCTAAGACCCTCGTCGAAGCCGCCGTGGCTGACGGCCGCATCGCGCCGAAGGACGAGGACACCAAGACGTTCTACACCGGCCTGATCGAAGCGGGCAACGCCAACGCGGAGGCCCAACTCTCGAAGCTGCCGAAGCAGCATCCGGGCATCGACAAGCCCCTCGTCAATGCCGGCCAGGGTGAGCCGGAGAAGAAGGAGGAAACCCCTAGCCCCTACGCCAGAGTGGAAGCCGCTTTCGCCGCCGAGATCGACGCGAAGTGAGACGACCCGAACACCCATCATCGTAACCCCACCCCATCACGACCATGTCCCGTCTCACCATGCTCGACGTCGCCAAGCGACGCACCAGTTCCAAGGAGGTCGGCCTCATCGAGGCCAACCTCGTCCATGCCCCCGAGGTCGCGCAGTTTCCGGCGCGCACCATCGAGGGCACTTCCTACAGCACCCTGCTGCGTGTCGGCCTGCCGTCCGTGCAGTTCACCGGCGTGAATGAAGGTGTGACGCCGTCGAAGTCCCGCTTCGAAACCAAGCTCGTCCAGACCTTCCCGATCCGCTCGGCGGTCGAGATCGACAAGGCGCTCATCAGCGCGGACAACCCGCAGTCCACCCTCATGACCGACGAGTCGATGGGCGTGGCGGAAGCGGCGATCCGCGCGATCGGCCGCCAGATCTACTACGGTCGCGGCACCGGCGGCGATGCCAAGGGTTTCCCCGGTCTCCAGGACTTCGTGGACAACACGATGGTCGTCAACGCCACCGGCACCACCGCCGGCACCGGCAGCTCGGTCTACTTCGTGAAGTTCGGCCTCAAGGACGTGCAGCTCATTTTCGGCAACGGCACCGTGCTGAAGCTGCCGCCGTTCCGCGACGAAACCCTGACCGATGCCAACGGCGGCAAGTTCGACGGACTCATCTCCCACCTGACCGGCTGGGCGGGCATCCAGTGCACCAACCCGAACTCGCTGGTGCGCATCTGCAACCTGACCGCCGACAACGGCAAGGGGCTCACCGACGCCTTGCTGGCCTCGGCGCTGGCGAAGTTCCCGGCCGGCGTCGTGCCGGACGCGATCTTCATGACCCGCCGCTCGCGCAAGCAGCTGCAGGACGCGCGCTCCGCTCTGGTCGCCCTCCAGGGCAACGGTAAGTCCGGCACCCTTGGCGGCGGCTCGACTTACGTGCCGACGCCGACCGATTTCGAGGGCATCCCGATTGTCGCCACCGACTCGCTGCTCGACACCGAAGCACTCGTCGCCTGATCGAACCCACACCCGATAGAAAGGAATCCTCGACCATGTTCGAACACTCCCGAAACATCCGCGACGCGCAGAAGGAAGTTGCCGTCGCGCTCGCCCAGGCCGGTGCCAACACCGGCGCGATCGACCTGGAACAGACCATCGGTGGCAACATCGAAGGCATCGTCGGCCAGATCGACATCCCGGCCGTCGCCGGTATCTCCGACACCAAGGTGCTCACGTTCGCCCTGCAGGACAGCGCGGACGGCAGCAACTGGGCCGCCGTCGACCCCGCCGTCTCGACCACCGTCACCGGCGCGGGCGGCACCGGCACCCCCGCGAAGGACTGCCGCTTCCGCTTCCCGCCCGGCACCCGCCGCTACGTGCGCATCGCGCAGACGGCGAGTGCCACTTCCGGCACGTTCACCGGCTCGGTGTCGTTCCGACTGCTCTTCTGATCTCCCGGTTGTTTGGTTGCTTGTTGGTCCACACGAAGCCCCGTCCGCCTTGCCAGCGGGCGGGGCTTTTTCGTTTTACCCTCGGAGCTCCCCGATTTTGAGGGAGCTTCACGGGGACCACTGGCCCGCCTACCATTTGGTCGGGCCCGACGAAATGATCGACCCATGCCCTGGGTTGAGTTCACCGCCGATCACGTCAAAGCCCGCCTCGCCGCGCGCGAGCTGGAGGTTTACGAGCAGACGGCGACGGCAGAGTCGGAGGAGGGCGAGCCCACATCGGCGGTTCCGCGGCTGCCGGAGATCGTCGAGCAGCTCGCCGCGCAGATCCGCGGCCTGATCCGATCGAATCCCCGCGTCACGGCCATGGGGCCAGCCGGGACGATCCCGGATTTCTGCGTCTTCCACGCGGCCATGATTGCCAGCGTGGCGATGATCGCGCTCAACCCGATCGTCGAGGGCATAACCGACCCGCGCCGCGACGAATATAACGCGGCCAAGGAGTTCATGAAGTCACTGCCGACCATGAACCCGTCCGCCTTTGGTGACGATCCGCCGGCGTCGCCCGCTTCTCCCGCCGCGCCCGCGTTCGGTGGCAACCCCATGCTCGATTTCTGACCATGTCGCGGCTGTTCACCATCGCCTATGCCATGCGCGACCGAATCGAGGCCCTGCCCGGGCTGGCCGGGTGTGTCGTGGTTGACCGGCAGAACGACCTCGAGGCCGAGTTTGGCACCAAGCTGGTGAAGTCGAAGGGCAAGGCGGTGGTCATCCGTCTGGTGTCGGCCAAGAACCCGAACCGGACCCACACCAAGCCGAGCTTCGCGGGCACCTTCACCGTCACGCTGTTTTGCTCGCCGCTGCTGACCGCCAAGGACGCGGTCGCGGCCGACGACCTGATGGAGTCGATTTGGACCGCGCTGCACGGCTGGTGGCCGCCGAACATCCCTTCCAACGGCCTGCTCTACTGCGATTGCCAGTCGGTCGAATACTCGGACGCGCCCAATTTCAGCGTTTCCCGCCTCACTGTCGAATCACCCCGAACCACCACCTGACCATGTCCACCAAAGACACTCCCGACGCTCCCAAGCCCGAGCCGTTGCTCGCCTGCACCGTGCTGGTTTCCGGCACGGTCATCGGCCCGGCCACCTGCGGCAAAGGCCACCGCCTGCACCTGCCGAAGGCGCAGGCCGAAGCGCTCGCCTCGCTCACGCCGCCGCGCGTCCGCATCGACGGCGTGTAACCCGTTTTCACCCCTGATCCCATCCCATCATGAGCAAAATCAGAATGATCCAGGAGCTCCTTATCGGGGCCTTCATCGACTTCGTGCCCGACGGCTCGAACATCGGCACCGAGATGGCGCCGTCGCTGACCAGCAAGACCGCCAAGCCCACCACCGACGAGGTGTGGGCCGAATACAACATCGGCCGGCTGACGTCGGCGAAGTATGACCCGAAGACCAAGGACCTGCCGGCGCGCGAGTGGGCGAACGAAAGCGGCGGCTATTCCGAACGCGTGGACAGCTACGTCACGGAGGACGCCTTCCTCGCGAAGTCCATCGACTTCAACGAGCTTTACCACCGCCTGATGTTCGGCCTCGTGGCCGAGATCGAGGACGATATTGCGCAAATTGCCTTCGAGAAGGTGACGCGCTTCCTCGATGGCTGGACCCGCATCACCCGCCGGGCGGACGACGGCAGCATCCTTTGCCAGCTCGAGATGCACTCCCGTTACCGGATCGCCGAGTTCCCGGAGGACAAGAACGAGAAAGGCTCGCCCGGCATCCGCATCGTTCACCTGAAGGACGCCGATCCAGCGATGGAGACGATCGTCTTCAACCCGATCGCGGCGTAAGCGACCATGCGCGAATCCTCCTGGCGAATCACCTGGGACCCCGCGGGCGCGAGCCCGCGGGTGTTGCTCGACTACGGCGACCTGATGGACGACGAGATCGAGCGCACGCTCGCGCAGGTGGTCGACATCGGGCGGTTCGACCAAGCGGTCAACGGCCGTCCCTACGGCCGAGGGAACCGCAAGCGCCGGATGACGCTCGCCAGAACGCGAGAGTTCGGCACCGCCGTGGAGGCGTGGCAGGCGATGCTCGCGGCCATGGCCAGCGATCCATGGGCGTCCAAAGGGCTGCTGCGGGTGGAGACACTCGGCGGCGGCTCGTCATTCTGCCGGGCGGCGCTGCTGTCCGTCCAGCGCACACCTCTGACACTGCCGTTTCCCGGCTACCAGGAGCGGCTGGCGCTGCGCATCAACGGCGGGCTCACCGCGACCGGTTCCGCGCTGACGGTGACCGGCGGCTGGTACAACCCGCCCGTCGTGGGCGGCGGAACGACGAGCGGCGGGATCACCGTCATCATCGGCGGCACCAGCACCGGGCTAACTCCGGGCGACGTGGTCAAAGTTACGGGCGTCGGTGGCGTGGCGGACGGCGATTACACCGTGACCGGCGTCAGCACGACCGGTAGTGGTAGCGGAGGAAGCACGAAGGTGGGCATCGACGCGGCGAGCCAGCGAACCCCGACCTACGAGGCCGGTGGCGTGACGGGCATCAGCCAAGACGGGAACGTGGACCTCGAATTCGCGGGATGCGCCTTGCATGTGGACGGCATGACCGACGGGGCGACCTACACCTACAAAATCAACGGCGTCGGACCGGCCGCCATTACCCCGGATGTCTTCGGGCGAAAGGTCATCTCGCTCGGCACACGAGTGTCGCGGATCAGTTACCATGATTGGGAGCACACCGCCCTCGATCCCTTGCCGATCGACGGCAACAAGCACTCGCCTGGACTCGGGCCTCCAGACTTCCTCGTCGAGGAGACCGGGCCGAGCGGTTGGACGGTCGAACTTTTCCGCAACGGCGTGCTGATCGACAGCCAGTCGGTGGTGCCGAGCTGGTCGACGAGCAAAAGCTGGGACACGGGACATCCGGCGGCCGACCACGTGATTTCGGGCGGCGGGTCCGTGACGTTCAGCCTCCATGGCCCCGGAACAGCCGGCAGCGACCGCCTCGACACCGGTATCTCCGAGCCGATCACCGGCGGCACCGTCCGGAAACTCACCTGACCCATGGCTTTCCAGTCCCCAGCTTTGTTCGAATACTCGCTCGACGGCACCACCTACACGGTAGCCGCGGTGGGCGATTGGCTCGACGCGCCGTCCTTCGACGCCGAGCAGGATCTGTTCGAGTCCGACGGCTACCTCGCGGCCGAGGGGTGGTTCATGCCGCTCGGCGGCGCGACGGGCACCGTGTCGTTCCTCGTCGAGCGCGACCACGCCAATCACCCGGACGCGCAGGCGGCGTTCCTTTCGCCCGAGCGGGTGGCCGGCGACGACCTGATGGGGGCCACCGGCACGCTGCGGATCACCGTCGGCGGAATGGCATGGGAATGGCAAAACGCCGTGCTGCAGGACGTGCGGCCCGCGCTGCCGTCCGGACCGGTCTCGACCGTGGCGACGGAATACCGTTTCGCAGTGCCGGCGGCTCCGGTGGAGGTATGAGGGACCACTCCGCCGCGTGGGCGGCCGCACGGCCGCGGGCGAAGCTGCCCGCATGGCTGACAAAGACGTCAAGATCCGGATCAACACCGAGGCGAACACCGCGGGGGCGCAGCAGGCGGAGCAGTCGCTGGAAAAGGTCGGTTCCGCCGTGAAGAGGGCGGACACCGGCCAGGCGAACCTCTCGAAGTCGACCAATACCTCGGCGGGCAGCTTCACGGAGTTCGGCCGACACGTTCAGAACACGTCCTATCAGGTCCAGGACTTCGTGGTGCAGGTTCAGGGCGGCACCGATGCCGCGCGCGCGTTCGCCCAGCAGGCTCCGCAGCTGTTCGCCGGCTTCGGACCGGGTGGCGCGGTGCTCGGCCTGCTGCTCGCGTTCGCGCCGGCCATCGCCAGCATGTTCGGCAAGGTCCGGGACGAGCTGCGGGAAACGGCCAAGGCCGAGGAGGAACACAAGGCGGAGGTCGAGGATCTGGCCAAGGCCTACGACTTCCTGGCCAAGAGCTTCGACGTGCTGGTGAACAACAGCGCGAAGCGGGTCGCCAACCTCGAAAAGGAGCAGCAGCTCGCCGAGCGGGCGGAAAAGGCCGAGACCGAGCGCGCAAAGCGCCAGGCGCAGAATGACGGGGGAAAGGAAATCGCCGAGGAGCGGATCCGGCTGGCCACCGTGGAAGCCCAGCTTTCGACCTCCAGCGGCGAAGCTGCCGTGCGGCTGGCCAAGGAGCGGGAGGAAATCCTGAAGCGGATCGCCGCCAAGGAGAAGGAGATCGCCGAGACTTTGCGCAAGAAGGACGAGGAGTCCGCCGAGAAGCGCGTGACCGACGCTCAGAAGGTGGTCGATACTGCGAAGCAGGATTCACAGTACGCGGACCGGAACTTCGTCGACGCAGCCAAAGCCCAGGCCAAAAACTACGAGACGATCCAGGCCGAGATAAAGAAACGCGAGGAATTGGTGGCAGCTCTGGACGAGGAGATCGCCGAGGCGAAGAAGGCCCAGACCGACCGAGGGCTTGCGCGCCAGCGCGTGCTTGACGGAAAGCTCGGTCTAGACGAATTGGAAAAACAGAGGGTAGAGGCGGCTAAACCGACCAAGGATCAAACGGACGCGGAAGGTAGAGTCGACCCGCTGAAGACTACTTTCAACAACGCCGGCGATGCTGCACTGAAGCTCGCGGACCAGCTCAAGGAAGCCTACGACAAGCTGCAGCAGGCGACCATCGACCGCGACCAGCTGAAACAGAACAACGTCCAGGCCCGCGGGAAGGAGATCGATGATCAGGAGGTGGAGGCGAAGCGGAAGTTCGAGAACGGCACGCAGAAGGCCGCGGATGACCTGTCGCAGAAAGTGGAGGGGATGATCGAACAAATCACCGCCGCGATCCCGGATGCCAAGAGCAACCCGGCCGTGCAGGCGCTGGTCGAGAGGCTGAGGCAGATCGAACAGGGCGGCACGCAGGAGGGGGAACTGAACGAAGCCGAGGGGCTGATCCAGCAGCTCGCCGGGCAGGTGCAGGGTGCACAAGACGAGAAACGGGCACTTTTCAGCCAGGTCGGAACTACTTTTCAGGGCGTCCGCTCGCTGTTCTCCGAACTCTTGACCACCTACCAACAGCAATGGTCGGTCATTGACGAGATGCGGCGGGATCTGAACAACGTGAAACAGCAGCAGGGAAACCTGAATCACTGATCGTCGATCAGGGAAGGGCCTCCAGCTTTCGTAGCTCTGTGTTCACGTCGTGAATGCGGTAGTCATACCGTTGGCCTCGCGCGAAAGCATCGGCCATCTCAGCTTGGCTCAGCCATTTTCCGTATTCAGCGAAAAGCTGGTCGCGTTTGGCGGAAGCGGAAAGATGAGCGTCTCGGAAATAACCGTCGTTGCCGTAAAGACTTCCGCTCTTCGCGTCGGCCTCCGTCCGAGCGCATTCGAGCCCTGACATGTAAATCTGGACTCGGCCGCTGGATCGATAGGTTCGTCGCTTCTCGGAGTCGCACGAAGGCAAGGCTGCGGCGAGGGCGAGCGAGAGGAGGAGA